TCACGCAATTTTCACCTTGCCGCTACACGCAACGTACATGTGTTCGCCATCGTCTGAAAACTCGAAGTCCGCACCGTGAGCATTTACAACGGAATCGTCAAGCAGTTGACGCGACCAAATAATGTCCCCAGTGTCCGCATCTATCGCCCAAACGTGGCACAACTTGTCATCGATCACGCACAATCCTGAGCAATAAACGACCCCCTCCCGCTCTCGTGAATCGAAGATAACGCGATAGTAGCTTGCTTCGTAATCGGTAGCGATTGTTTCCGGGATGCTTCCGATGTTCTTAGACCACACCACTCCAGAGCCGTTGTACTTGCGAACGAAAACACCATCGTTTGTAAGCGAGGAGTTATAGATCGAATCCGCCCCGGCACAGATCGACTGTGAAATGGCAATCCAGTTCGTCACGGTGGGATCGGCGTAAGAGAAGATCACGTTCAGGTCGCTGTCGACAAGATACAGCGTCCTCTGACCGGGGATTCGTAGTGCTATGTTTGTGCCATTCGAATCAATCGCATCCGCACCGTGAGTCGTCCTGTTATTATAGGTGATGTTCGTGTTGTTTAACTGAATAAAAGAACCAGAACCGAGGCTGTCGACATGAGCCAGGGCAATTCCCGTAAACCGCATTGATGTTCCAGAACCGAGGACACTTTTGTAGGCAATATGGGAGTCCCCATGCCTCACGAGCGGGATTCCATATGAGAGCATCGCGAAATCGTACACCGTAGCCGATCCTATAGCTGTTCCCGTCCTGTTTAGCGAAAACAGGCCAGACCCGTCGATGTGAGCGTCTCGATCCGGTATAAAGTCACTCCGCCACCAGCCGACGATTACCCCTCCACTTCCGTTGGGAGCCAGGTTCTTTCGAGACGGATTCCTTTTGTCTGCCATGTATCCCAGGTTGGTGTAACCGATTCCCCCGGAAGTGGACTGAGTTCCGCCATTGACAATGATCGTGATTTCACTCTCTCCGTCGTCAGGAGAGTATCCAATGATGTAGCTATTATCCTCAGGCGGGGTCGGCGGAACAGGGCCACCGGTCCATGCCGGTTTTGTCGAGACGTCCGAGGGGATACCCCAGACACGCGAGTTTCCTTCTCCGTCTTTTGACAAACACCAGTGATAATAATCCGCCGTTTTCGGAATTGTTACGGACGGCATACTGGATGAGACGAGTGCATCGAACGACGATCCTAAGTCCGTTCGTGACGCCCATGTTGAAATCGTGTTGGCATCAACGGAAATCCTGATGCCAGCATCAGCAATCCAGTCTTCGCCAGGGTCATACAGGACAGCAGTAGACTCCAGCCATGCACGGGGAAACCGAGGCTTCTTTGCGTGCCAGACGACAGCTCCGTCTGACAGGCGAACTTTGAAGATCGTGGCGTAATTCACTGGTACATACATGCGAGGGCAACAAAGGCACATTATTCGTCGTACCCCTTCCAGTTTGCCGACGAGGCTTTCCACATCCTCAGTGCCCCGCCGCCAGTAAGGTTGTCTTGAACTGCCGGGAAGTCGATAGTCTTACCTGACAGATCGCCTTTAAAGATCACGTGCAGTGCAACGGCAGGCCATGGGCCGCCAACAACTTTCACGTTTCCGACGCCAATACCGGGATGTTCTTCGTACGCCTCTTGAGCCGCTTCCTCAGTGGAATCCCAGTTGATTTCCACATCCTCAGTTTCTTCATTGATGACGTAGGTTAAAACAACACTTCCGCCTGACACCGCTCCCGTCGTGCTGAGCAGGTCAACTTCGGAGCATGATCCGCCCCCGCGACTGGTCGGATAAATCTGGCGCCGCACACCAACAAGGTTTCGTTTCTGGCGGGCATACTGGCGGACCGTTCTGGCGGTTTTGCGTCCGGCGCGTGGGGTGAGTCCGGGCATGGCGTCCCCTTTATGACAGGCTGGGAAGCGACGACCCAAAGGCCGCTTCCTCATAGATTTCGATTTCGGCGAACACGGCGGTGGCGTGAGTCGGGTTCTCGATCAGTTTTCCATCGCCGTCGAGCATCTGCGGATCGGAGACGTAATCCCGTAACTCATCGTCGTATTCCAGAGCGTTCCCATCCTCATCTTTCAGCGGGAGTTTGATCTTCCGTTTGATCTTCCCCCCTCCAGTGATGTCGACCATTTCATTCAGGCCGTTTTCGTACCGCTTTTCCTTCCAGCCCTCCATGTTGACCAGCAGCTTGAAACCGACGGTGTAGAACTCGACTCCGTTTTCTTCCTGAATGTCCGACTCGTCCCCCGGTTCAAACAGGAGCGTGCCAGCGGGATAGGAACGGCCACGGATGACGAACGTGTCGGAGTTGGTTTTGTCGGCCAGATTATCCATCCACGATGGTGACGCGGCGACATTGATCTGAACTGACCAGACCGGGCAGGAACTGGGACGGACCACCGGTTCCAGAAACGCATCCCCGGCGGCATTCAGGATGGCGTTCCCGTCACGGTCTTCGAAGCAGGGGATTTCGGACCGGTCGTAACTCTTGGTCACTTTGGGCCGTCGGCTGAGCGGATTCGGCACCGCTTCCCGTTCCGCTGCGTCTTCGTCCCGTTCGCTGAACGCAATCTTGTAATCGCAGGTGATATGCCACTGGAGCAGACTGTTCCCATTCCACCGCGCGTATTTCAGGCCGGTGGCTCTGAAGAACGGATTGATCGGATGACCAGAGCCGCGATACGGTAAATAACTCCCCGACTGGAGCGCTCCGACGAATGCCAGCGGATGATCGTTCTTGTCATCGACCGTGACGATCCAGCCTTCCGTACAGGTATCCTCACTGCCAGACTGATCGTTCGGACATCGTTTACAGGAAATCACGGCCATCAGTAATCCAACTCCTCAATCGTGTCATCACCTGTGTTCGCGGCGATTTGACGCAAGTACCCTGTCTGGTCCTGAGTGACCTTGAGTTGTTTGTCCGCAACCTTCTTCATGTAGGCATCACGGGCCGCCGCCTGTGCGGCTCCGGAGGACTGAATCAGCTTGTAGGCTTCGACGGAATCCACCCGGGCACCGACGGGACCACTGGTCTTGTCTGTAGTGGTTTTCCCTTTTGCGGCCGTGTTCTGGAGCACGCCTTGAGCGCTGGATTGAAACGATGTTTCCGTTCCCAGCCTCATCTGATTCCGTTCGTCCAGAAACTCCCGCAAGCTGGCACCGGCGGAATTTCCCAAGCGAGCGAAATCCGCATTGAGTTGCTGTTCCAGCGGTCCCATTTCCCGTTTGGGGATCTCCGGGAGTGATCGGATCGTATTCACAAAACCGTCCGTCAGCGGCTTCCAGGTCAACTGCAGAGACTTCGTTCCCCCGCTGGCGATGAATTCCCAGATGGACGAAAAGATATTCCGAATGTTCTCCCCCAGATTGATCAGCATCGTCAGGGAGAGGTCCAGAGCCGTTCGCCAGATGCTGGACCAGTTTTTACCAAACCACGAAAACAGCGACGGGAGAACACCAGTGAAGAAATGGACCACTTCCGCTTCGAACGCCACCACGCCAAGCTTGGCCCCGGCAAAGGTGAGTTGAGCGACTTCCTGCCAGTTGGCAAATGCCCATGCCACCATGTCGGTTGCGGTCATGATGGTACTGGTGATGAACCCGAACACCTGACCGGCAATGGGAGCCAGCGAACGGAAGCCGTCCACCACCGAAGTGATCATGGGAGCCAGAAAGATGGCCATCTGCTGGGCGAGCCCGGTGACGGCCCCCTTCATGCGATCGATGGCATCGTTGGCTGCGGCCACCTGATCGACGTCTGACTGGCTGAAGACTTTTCCGAGTGCGTCTGCTTCTCCCATCTTCTCCAGCAGACCGTCACTCCCCAGTGAAATCAGGTCCAGCATTTCTTTGGAACTATTGCCGAACAACTGGAACGAGGCCGCCATCTTCTCCGCTTGAGTCGGGAGCTTATTGATTTCATCCGAGACCAGACGAAATGCCTGAGACGGGTCCATACTGGCGAGCCCCGCCGCATCCAGCTTGAGTTTTTTGATGGTCCCCATGGCCGCCCCGCCCCCCTGGGCTCCGAACGCCATCCGGCGACTGAAACGGGTCATCGCGGAACTCATCTCATTCCCCGCCAGACCCGCCATCTCAGCGGCATGTCGTAGCCGGACCAGTTCTTCGACCGGCATTCCCAAGGCCGCCGCCATCTTGCCGGTATTATCGATCGCTTCCATCGCGTCGACGGTCAGTTGCTTGAACGCATTGATACCGGCAACCGCAGCCAATCCGGAAGCGATCCCCAGCCCGATGGAAGCCATCTTCTTCACGGTGAAGTCACCGAACCCGGCCAGTTCGTTCCGGGCCGCATTGATGCCGCTGCTGAACGGAGTGCGGTTCAGGCCGAGATTGACGACAAGGTCACCGATGGTCATGGGAACAACTCTGCAGTTTCACCGGACAGTGTTTTATGGGGCTTGTCAAACAGCGGGATCACCTGCAGTGGAGTCGGAACATATTCTCCGATGACAACAGGTGCACGGTTTTCTGTGCGGATCCGGCCATCCTCATGGAGAGCGAATCGTCGAACCCAGCCGGATTCCGTGTGGCATTCGAGACACTTTTTGACTTCCTGTCCGTTGGCATCCAGAATCTGAACCGGCTGTCCGATTGCTGATGTGTTTTCGACGGTGAGAATCATGAGTCGCGTTCCCTCAGACTGATTGCCGGATATGGGCCTGGGCTTTCAGAACTGCCGATTCCATGTTCACCCGCATCGCTTCCGCCTCCATGGCTTCGGTGGCTTCCTTTTCCGGCTCATCGTTCAACCAGGGACAAAATGACTTCGGAGTGATCTCCTGAAGAACTTCGCTTTTCTCCCCGGCCAGTGATCCCAGATACCGGACCACCGCCGCCATGAATCCGGCAATCGCCGCATCCAGACGTTCGGGACCGATCGGACAAATCTGAGAATCAAACGCCTGCCAGTCCCGGAAATCTTCTTCGTCGATCTGGTCGAGCATTTCCCGCCAGTCGACCGTATGAGCGACTCCCGCAGCCAGCCGCATGGCGAACAGCTTGCGGGAGTCGTCCGTCAGTTTTTTGCAAGTGATTCCAGATCCGCTTCCGCAATCCGGTTCACTTCCGTCGCGGCTGCCGAGACAAATTCGACAATAACCCCATCCTGTTCACTCAGGCCGTCCAGATCGGCAGGCGTCAGCAAGCGCGTCCCGGATTCATCACAGAGCGTGGCGATGACCAGCCTCTGCCGGACTTCCCGCTGACGCTGAGCCAACGGTTTTCCGTTCTTGTTCGTGAACTGGGATTCGAACTCTCCCCGTTCCCTGGCGGTCATCCGGAGAACGTAGAATGTCTCTCCCGAAAACCCTTCCGGAAAGTCGTCGGGAAATTGGAAATCCCGGACGACCCGTCCCGCTTTTTTCAACATCTGTTCGCGTGCAAAACTCATGATGGTCTCTGGCTCTCTGGTTCAAATGACTTGAAGGAAAAACGGACGGGGAAATGTCAGGCGGGAGCCGGTTCCTTCTTCCCGTTCTTCTTCTGGCCGGGGATGTCGTACCCTATTCCCAGCGAGAGACGTTCGGCAGCGGCGATCACCTTTTCCATCTGCTTCTCCGTCAGTCCCGCCCGCTGACGGCATTCGTCATCTTCGGGAACAGCCGCCCCCAGCGTGACCAGACGCCATGCTTCGGGGTGATCGATGATCGTTCCGGCGGGAGCCTTCTTCGTCATGGAAATGGGATATCGCTCCCCTCTGGCCACGCAAAGAGTGTGGTGATCCCGGTTGTAATCAGGATTGAGAACATCGTGTTCACGAACGAGTTTGGCTTTCATGGGAATTGTCCTGTGAAATGAATTCAGGGAATGGGAGTCGGGAACAGGGGTTTATTCCGGCGCTTCCGGATAGGTCGCCAGTCCGGTCAATTGCATGGAGCCGCTCGCCTTGAGCATCTCCCCAACGCCCGCCGCTGGTGTCAGTGACTTCAGGATGGCGGAATAAGACATCGGAGTTCCGACCGGATACTGATTCTGCCAGTTCTTGACTGCAGGGGCTCCCAGCAGACTGGTCAGTGTCTGGTGAGTGGTGAGCAACGGATCCCAGTAGATTTCGAAATCGCTGGTCCCCGGTTCCACCCAGCCGGTGACGTCGTGAGCGATTTCGTTTCCCACCTGATCCAATGTCGGGGTTTCGGTATCCTGAACTTCCGGACCGGGCCCGTTCAGGCTGATCAGTTGTGCCACACTGGTGTAGACGGACGCAATTTCAATCTTCAGAGTCGTTCCCTTGGAACTCCGTTTGGACATGTCAGGCTCTCCTGTTGTGAATTCGTAACGTGATCTGGTTGACGTGTCGTCCTCTGGTTTCCCCGTTCAACGGTGGTTCGTATCCGGCTTTGCAATCCTGCAGGTAGACCGCTTCCACCTCACGGGTTCCCATCGTCCCGGTGAAGTTGTCGCTGTCTTCCGGGAACAGGGCGTCCAGCAGAAGGTTCCCGACTCGAAGTGCCTTCCCGGCGGTCTCGCATTTCACGTCCAGGTCAACTTCTTCATCCACCAGATCCCGATGAGTTTTGTCGTTCGGATCAACGGTGTTTCCGTAATCGCCGTCCGTGACACTGATCAGGATGTATTCCCGGCTGTTGGGAGGGGCATCGTCGATGAACACCGGTTCCGCACCACTCCCCGTCAACTGTGAGATCACAGCCGTTTGCGACAGAAGCCAGGTACGTAATCCGGTTTCAATCATTTCTTCTTGAGCTTGGCCAGCCCTTCCCGTGTCTTCTCGGCAATCTTGGCGAACACCGCCGGACGGGATTTCAGAGCCGCATCAAACGTGATTTTCCGATTGATCCGGATCGCTCCGGTACTCCGCCCGGTTGTTTTCTGTTCCCGCTCGTTCGTTCCGGCCATCACCGCAAAGCCATGCTTGGCCATCTGTGTTCGTTTCTTCCCGACGTTGACGCCCCATTTGCCGACGGCGTATCCAGCCCGATTCTGACGATCCTTCTTGAGAGAGATGCCGACCGACTTTTTAACGGCTTTGGTAACGCCGACCGGAACCTCTTTCCTCAAATCTTTGGCACCCACCCGCAGTCCAGCCCGAACCGCATTCCGGCCAATCCGGCGAGCATCCTTGTCGGCCAGTTGTCGCAGGCGTTTATCGAGTTCCATCCCGCCATGGAGCGGGAGTCTGCCGTCGAATTTGACCGCTCGCATTTAAACCTCCGATCCCTGGAACTCGATGTAGTGGGGAACATCCCGCACGGTCTTGATGGACGTGATGTTGATCGTGACGTTCTTCTCGTGGTTGCAGAATGCAATCCGGTCCTGATGGGTAATGCTCTGGGTCAGATCGTCCCCCCGGCAAAGAACGCTCCAATCGGCACTGGGTTGTGGCTGGTTCTGAGCATATCCTTCTTTGGACTGGATCTGCTTGACGTCAGCGTACCGGTCTCTTAATTCACGCCAGTTCGCCCAGAATGAGTCATCAACCTGCCCGGCCTCATCCTTCGGGACATTCTCCCGGAGTCGTTGAAACGTGATTTTTCGATTGAGTCGGGCATTGACGGCCATGGTGATCAAATCCACCGCAAGAGACTGAGTTGCTGTTCATAGAACGGATCGGCGGACGGAGCGTTTCCGGTCTGTAACCGGTTCTCGTACCAGTAGCCCGTCAGATAATAGGCCAGACGCTTTGCTGAAGGAGGCCATGGGTGTCCTTCATAACCCCCGCATTTGAACTTCACAGAAACAGGATTCAGTGCATTACGTTGCGTGACCGGCCAGACTTTTCCCGGAGCCGGTGCCAGTCGAGCAGGCTGACTGTCTCCGTCAAACTGATAGTCTGATTCCGAGAGAGTGACGAGGGAACCGGATTGATCCCGATAGGAAAACTCCAGAATCTCCGTCACCGGCGGACGTGGAATTTCAATCGGCTCTTGTCCATTGGGGAACTCATCCAATCGCAGGTACGCTTCCGCTTCCAATAACTGAATCGAACAGGCGTCCTGGATCAGGTTCACTGCGGCCAGGAACAGATCTCTGACAATCATTGTTTGTTCCCAATCGTGATAATTGATCCCAAGATACCGAAGGACCTCCACATACGGACCGACACTTGTGCACACTATTTCGTCTTGGGAAACAATGGTGACGGTCATGACAGTTCAATTCTTTCCGCAACGATCAGACAGTTCACTCTTTGGTCCCGACCAACGCCACCAGTTCCTTCACGCTGCTTCCGAGCGTGGTGGGAATGACGCGGGACTTGTACCGGATAGCGAACACCCCATCGATGACCGCGTTGGCCGTTCCCCGACCCACCACCGGACGGACATACAACTTGGAGGGCTGGAGGATGTCCAGAACCAGCAACTTGTTGCCGTCGGCGTCTGCCAGAGCCTGTGTGGAGGAGCCTTGAATGTCGGTGTAATCGTCAGCAGACCCGTTATCGCTGGACTGCTGGGCTTTCAGGCTGGTGACCTGAGTGGCGGTCAGGGCACCAAACGCCGCGACGAACATGACTCCCTGATATCCCTCCATGGAGAGACCGGTTCCGTTCTGGGGAGTCGTCCCGGCAGCAACACCATTCAGGACGCGGGTGATATCGATTTCTTGTGAAAGCATGAGTGTCATTCCTTCGATTCAGAGGATGCCGCTTCGGAAGACATTCCGGCGGGAGCATCGGGAGTCGGTTTCGGTTTTTTAGTCCGCTTCGGCTTTGCCGGTTGCGGATTGGCAGCGGGAACATCAGGAGTCGGCTCCTCCCCCATCGCTCTGGGAGGAGGACTCCCGACAAAGACCGCCTGTCCCCCGTCGACCATCCGCCATGCTTCCCCTGTCTCAATTTCCACTTCCTGCCCGGGAACCTGACTGAAGTCAGATCCGACACGGGAGACGAGAAGTTTGATCAGAGCGGTTGTCATGGCGATGGCCTTCAGTCATCCGGGAGGCAAGCGGGAATCAACAGGAGCAGCACGGTTCAGGAGTGCTGTTGCAGGCACTTGACCGGATTGGTTCCGGCGTTGACGAGATCCCCGTCAAACCGCAGGAATGCCACGAACCCGTCTGCATTCTGCAGGGCATACTTTTCCACCATCCGCCGCAGCGTGAGCGTGCGAACCCGGCGGATTTTGTATTTGCTGAGTGCTCCAGCCAGAACCGTCTTCTGGTTCGCGGTGATGGAGTCGCTCATGTGCTGGTTGCTGTGAATCGGTTTCCCGTCGAACGTATCGGGAGTGCCGTCCGCCAAAGACCGCTGCCAGAGGAAGTGACCGTCCGATCCCTTCAGCTTCTTCAAAGCCGCCCACACGGTGTCATTGGCCATGATTCCGAACGACGGATCAGCGCGGTACGCGGGATCGACCGAATAAATCAGGTCAATCATCTCTTCTGCCGTGATGGCCGTGGCCGATGCCGTGGTCTTTCCGACAGTCGCTCGATTGACGATTCCCCACGGTTCGCCAGCACCGTTGCCGACGGTGGACTTCCGGTTCATCAGTCGTCCCAGCCGTTCTCCGAACAGTCCTCCGACCAGGGACGGCATATCAAAGGCACCATCATCAATCATCGCCTGAGAAATGACGAGTGCTTTCGTGGAGCCAGTGAACGCCCGGAACATGACTGCCCCGGTTTTCGTTTCTCCTTCACTGGTTTCGTCTTCATCGGTGATGATTTCCCCTTCGTTATCCGTGTCGTTGATCGTCGGATAAGGAAGTTCGACACCGCTGTCCGTTTCCAGCAGTTCGGCCACCTGGAGCATGGGACCATGCTGCAGCATCGCCAATTCCAGAGCGGGGATGAATCCCGGTCGAACCAGCGTCCCGCCACGATTCGGACGGGAAGGAGTCAGGACGTTGTGGAACTGGTGACGGGCACCCGCCCAACTGTCAGAGAGGGCAATTTCCAGATTCTGTTTTCGAGGATTGATGCCGACGGAATCACAGGCATTCTGTTCCCGCTCGGTCAGGTCTTCCCCCATCTGGTAGCGAGCCCAGCCCTGGAATGCCAGATCATGCAATTCGGGATCATACTGGGCATTCCGACCCCGACGAAGATCGTCACCGGCAGCCGAACCCCGACCGGAAATCCGGCGGTCATTCGGTTCATTGAGATCGTTGCTGAGATTGGCGAGTTGTTCCTGACGCTCAATCCGGCCCTTCAGTTCCAGATCGTCTTTATTGATCTGGGTGAGGGTGTTTTCTTCCTCCTGCGTCAATGCCCGGTCTTCGTTTTCCGCCTTGTCAACGATGTCCTTGAACTTCGCTTCCAGCGTTCCCCGCCGTTCCCGCAACTCTTTGATCGATGCCATTGGTCTTCCTTATTGACTGCTCCCATGAAGCGTTTCAGCACTCATGTTGCGCGGCGCCGCACGGAGTCGGTCAATCAGGATTTCCGGATTTTTATAAAAATGACACCTTTTCCTTGCTTTAGAACCCCCTAACAAAACTGACCCTGATCCGCTTGCGGAAAGGAAATTCTCATCAGTAGAGAGGTTTTGTTCGCGGCTCTTAAAACCTCGACTTCTCTTCAGATTCGATGAAAACCGGGCATCACGATGTTTGCATGCGATGTTTTATCCTTCTCGACGAACCTGCAGAAAGCACCGCTTGTCCAGGCCAAATCACTGGAGATTTGTGTCTTGGTTCAATATTGTACAGATGTCTCTTGAAATCGGTCTTGACTGCATACGATGAAGAAAGGTAGAGGGCAGCGCAACGTGAAGCCCATTAATCAGAAGTTCGTTCACCAATTCAGCGAGAGAAGTGAGATGGAAACCATTCCGGCCAATACTGGCAAGAAGGTCATCACTTTGTTGAGTGGAGATGAAGGCACTGTAACGATCATCCCTAAAAGCCGGGATGCCTTCTGCATGAGCGTGGCAGAGGCAATTGAAGCCTGTCAGTCTGCCTCGACCGGTTTCAGCTACCTGAATCAGGTCGGAGACCTTGGAGAGGTGCTCGGCCATTGGATTCAAGAACGTACTGACCGCATCAGCGCGGCGTATATGTCATTTCGCGACGCTGGTATCCTTTTCATTGTCGTTCAGACTGGTGTGAAAAGAGACAACCAATTGTCTGACGAGCTGACTGAACTGGATATCAAGTTAGCTTCAGATGAGCGATTTTCTTCCTTGAGTATTGATGTTCTGTCTGTCCCCAAATCGTCAGCAGACTCAATTCTCGCATTCACGTCTTCGGGCCGTGTGAATCAGTATGCCGGGAATCAATGATCATTCGTTAGCTGCCTCTGAGCATTACAAGGCGCTCAACTACCTCACTGAACGTATTGACGAGTTTCCACAATGGACGACAACTGTCGCCTTCTATGTGGCAGTCCATGCTGTTGAAGCCCTCTTTGCACATGATGGGCATCATTCCGACAGCCACGAAGACAGGAACAGACGACTGAAAGCGGAAAACCGATACAAACACATCTGGGGCCACTACCGACCGCTTTGGAACGATTCACGAATCGCCAGATATATGGAAGACCACAACGGAAAAGCCTATCCAATTTTTAGTGTGTATCTTCCAGGATCGGAAGTTCGAACTACTCACCTGAACCATCACTTGCATCAGATTCTTCAAAGCGTCAGAAAGCTAACAGGACGTAACGATTTTTGTGCCATTCCGGTCAACTGATCAAGTTCGACCAGGTCACCGAGAAATTCGCGACTTCAGACTAAAGCTAGCAATCCCCTTCAACTGGTCATCCCGCTGGGTCTTCCGAGCCCGCTTCGCCACTTCTGCCATTTTCTTCATGACTTCCTGATTCGAGTGATGATACGACTGTGGCCCTCTCTCCATTGAGATGGCCCGCTTCAGCATGATCGATATCTTCGTCATCTTCCGTCTCGTCAAAATTCAGGGCATAGATCGCCGATTCCCTAGCCTCACCTGACAACGTGTATTCTACCATGTTCTGGAGGAGTTTTGCCAATCCCAATTCACTATCGGATGGTTCTCTTACTCGCTGAAATAGTTTTTCTGCTTCAGTGCGGTCTATCACGAAATCATGCGAGGGATACAGATTCAGAAGCGACCGGAGCCCTTCTGATCTCAGGTTATCTCCATGTTCTGCGATCCTCTTGCCGTATTCTTCTCCAATTCTCATGGCTCGATCATTTTCGCCCAACCGCATTGGTTCAATCTGTCCATAGATTGGACTGAATAAACCGACAGTTAGGGTTGCAGCAATATCTGCCGCAGTCCTGGTGGTAATTCGAGTTCGTTGACGGATCTTTAAGAAGAAATGCTCGAAGGACTGATACGCTTCCTGACGCATAGTCGTGAGGGCTTGCATAGAAGTGAGACCGGAAACTCTCTCGTCGACCTCGTCCGGTTTTCGCAATTGAACGTCAAGCGGCCCAAGCTCCGAATCTGCTGACATCACAAGCTCATACCCTGCGAGAGCAAGGAGTGTGCCGGCTGATTTACACATAGTGTGAACAAACACAGTGATCTTGCCATCGCAGTAGACGTCGAGCAGGCACCTTGCCATTTGATATGCGAAATCAGCGCTTCCACCAAAAGTACTGATCATCAAGAGGGCATTCTTGTGGCCATGATTCTCGCGTACGGCATGGCAAAACCTCTCGTTTTCATCGTATCCAATTGGTCCAGCAAAGAAGATCAGATCTGCATCCAGTGCACCGCAAGCAGCTTTCCCAAGCCTTTTCAAGTCCGATTGGAAAGTATCTTCCATTTCCGTGTGGCCCTCTAACGCTGGCAACCTCAAATCGCCCAGATCATGCAGATTTCCAAAGACAAAGATTTAACTCGCAAGAAGGGAAGTTGTCAAATCATTAGCATGGAACCACTTTCAGGCCGTATGCACGTTTGAAACCCAAATGTCCAGAAACATGCCCCTCTTGTCCTCGACACAGCAAGCCACGTGATTGCCCTTCAGGAATTCATTTTCCGATTCGAGCCCCCACAGCCCTCCAAGCCGCCAACTGAGCCTTGTGATCAATCTTCGACTTCGGTTCCGGTTCAGTTTTGCACCGGCAACCGTCCTCAGAATGGGCCGCCCGCAGATCCCCGAGCGGGATTCCCAGCGTCTTCGCAAACAACTCGAGCGCCGCGTCCGTCTGGCATCCCTCTTTGCCGGACAGGATGGCTTCAATCCGTACTCCTTCAGCATTGGTGCCGCTCGCTGAAGAGTACAGATCTCCGATCACCATCTGCCGTGTCCGGTCATCGGTCTCGTCCCGGTCGATTTCGTTGATGCGGGCGTTCAGTTTTGCCGCCAGTGTGGCACAGGATCGCAGTTCATCGGGAACATTCTGGAGCGAATATCCGCGAGGAGAGAGGGAATTGACCACCGCCTGCTTGTTACTGGTGATTTCGCTGGCCAGACCGTAGGAAACAGCAGTCTCCGCATCGATCCAGGTCTCTTTGGCCATCAGGTCCTTGAAGAACCCCGGCTCTTTTCCGGATCGGTCGGCATAGACTTTGGCCAGATCGTCGGTGATGCCGTCCAGCAGATCTGCATACCGCCGCATGTCTGAAGATTCTCCCAGCGTGATGCCCCATGGATTGTGAATCATCATCCAGGAGCCGGCGGCCATCGTGATTTGATCACCGGACATGGCGATGATGCTGGCAATGCTCGCCGCCACCCCCGCGACGTGGATGCTCAAATTGGCTTTGTGGTCTTTCAGCAGGTTGTAAATCGTCAGACCTTCGAAGACATCCCCACCGTAAGAGTTGATGAGGACGTTGATGTCCTTTAATCCCGGTCCCATTGCCTTCAATTCGGCAGCAACCCACTTTGCTCCCACCATGCCTGCCCAACTGGGGCCGATATCGTCGAGAATGTGGAGTTCTCCGGTCTCCTTCGATGCCCCGTTAGGCGCATTTTTCAGTGCAGACATGGGATTCAATCCTTTTCAAGAGGTTCAGAACGTCTTCATTCGTGGCCGTGGCGGTCCCCAGTTCCTTCCAGTTCACTGGAACGTGGCGGACGTCTCCCATGGGACCGATTGTCTCCCGGCCTTCGGACCGGAGAATGTCATTGATGGTGGAAACGCCGATCTCGCAGTACGTCCGGTTGGCTGACGCCCGTTCGTTCAGCGTCGGCAACAGCATTTTGGAACGATCAAACCGGATGACGTGCGATTCTTCCTCCTGCTGCTCCTCGGTCAGCAGTTTGGCGTCACATTCATCTTCCCACGTCCCCAGCCACGGATCGTAAGACTCGTCCAGAGCGTTCCTGTTCTCCGCCTCGATCGAGTTGTAAGCCTGTCGGGAGTTATCTCCCAGCTTATGAGGGGGAACCCCGACGATGTTGGCAATCTCAATGATTTCGAACCGTTTGGTTTCCAGAAACTGAGCTTCATCCGGACTGAATGAGAGCTTCTGGAACGTCGTTCCGTTCGTCACGATGGCCACTTTGTGGGCGTTGGCCATTCCCTGCGTCTGGTTCTTCCAGAGCTGGAGCAGGTTCTTCTGGGCATCCGGTCGGATGTGCTGGGGAATCATCAAGATCCCCGAGACGTTCGCTCCCTGACCGAAGAAGTGCGCGCCGAACTGACGGACGGCAATCCCCATCCCGATCGCTTCCCGCATCACGTCCAGAATCGGAATTCCGATCAGGCCATCCAGACTCAGGTGCCGGATGTGGAGAATGTCCGACTCCGGAATGGTGAAGGTTTCCATATCGATCGACGTCACGTAATAGATTTCCGGGATTTTGGTGTCATCCGGAATCCATTTGATGGGATAGGTGGCAATCGGATCCAGAATCGTCAGGTCGAGCGGGTTCCCCCGACCGTCCCGCTGGATAAACGCATAGCCGTTCCCATGCATCTGGGCATGGAGTGTCAGCGTCCGCCGGAACGTTTTGGACGTGATGAATCGATTCGGCTTCCGTTTCAGCAGACGATAGGCCGGATGGTCTTTCGCCTTGGGCATGCCCCCATCATCCTCCATGTGATGGACGATCAGGGGGAGTTTGGCGACCGTATCGGCAATCAATTTCACACCACGGAAGAACGCGGGGTAACCGAGAGACGTCCGGGAGTTGACCCGCACTCCTGCCGACGCATTCCGACCACCAAACGCATCCATGACTTCCATAGTCGGAGTTCCCAGCGTCCCGGGAGCGACCTGATAGGCATCCTGAACCGGGGGAACGATGCCGGTTCCCATCTGACGGGCAAAGTCATTGTGATTCATATCAACCATCCTGCTGTGTCTCCCGGCTCGACCGGTTCGTCGTAAGCGGATTCCAGGTAGCCGCCGCTGTTGTGCAGACCGATGGCCATGATCAGAGCCACCGGGCCGTCGATCTTGCGAAAGTCTTTGGGTTCCGGTTTCACCGGTCGTTTGTTTCCGCTGGCATCATGCTTGAACTGCATGTTCCCCACCTGCCAGTTCATGGCCGGATGCCCGTTGTGGTGTAACTGACCGGCAATCAGCAGCCGCTCAAACTCCCCCGTCGGCTCTGCGAACTGCTTCATCGTCTGAGGGAACAGGTGACGGGGAACGCCTCCCTCTTCCTCAATCTGTTGAGTCAGTTGTTCCGCGTTGTACGGGTCGTAAGCAATTCCCCGGATGTCGAACTGGTGAACGAGCCCCTCTTCCAGAAGATTTCCGGCGGCGTCATAGAGTCCACAGATGAACTTGCGGATGAATCCGTAATCGCAAACGTCCCCGGGCGTCAGGAACACGAATCCTCGTTCCTCCCATGCCAGCCATGACACCAGATCATTCTGCTCCCGCGCTCGAGACTCCGGCAGCCAGAAGAAAGAGAGCGTCTTGAACGTGCCGTCATCCTGAGGAAACAGCAGTTGCAGGCTGGTCGTATCAGACACCTTCGCCAGATCCAGACCGCCGAAACAGGACTGCTCCCGGAGATCACCGGCGGTATAGTCCCGGCGGTTCTCGTTCCATTTCTCAATGTCCACCGCCGGAGATTCCCCCGTGTTCCAGATATTGAGCCGGTATCGTTTGAACGCCGCCAGACTGGTTGGTCGGGCCGCGGCTTCCTGAGCATCCGCCGCGAAGATCTCCGGGTTGATCGTCAGACCAAAGGACGGGTTCGCCTTCCTCCAGGTCTGCTCATCCAGCGGGTCATCCTTGGGATCGGCAGCGCGGATGTAAGCAAAGAACCGCTGATCGATCTGCGTTCCTGCCAGCACCCCAGCTGCGTAGTCGTGTAGCTCTTTGGCGACCGATTGCGGGTTGCTCCCGGCGGTGGTGATGATGGCGAACAGCGGCTGCATCCGTGAAGACATTCCGTATCGGAGTGCATCATAGAACTTCCGACCATGCCACGAATGGATTTCGTCGGCGATGCAACCGTGGATGTTCAGACCTTCATTGGAATCCGCATCCCCCGACAACGCCCGGTAATAGCTGTTCAGTTCCGGGCAGGTGATGGTGAAGGTTGTGCCATGAATCTTCAGGTCCTGAGAGAGTTCCCGGGACGCCTTCACCATCCGGATGGCTTCCTCATGGACAATCCCCGCCTGCTTCCGGTCATTGGCCACGGAATAGACTTCCGCACCATGCTCCCCGTCCCCGGACAGCAGGTACAGCCCCAGTCCGGCGCCAAACGTGGACTTTCCGTTCTTCTTCGGAATCTCAATCCAGGCGAAGTTGAACCGTCGCCAGCCGTCTTCCTTCTTCCAGCCGAATAGCGGCATCACGATATCGTCACGCTGCCAGTCCAGCAGTTCAAACGGCTGTCCCGCCCATTGCCCTTTACTGTGACGCAGGAATCGGGGGAAGAACTCGACCACGTGCTCTGCAGCTTCGGTGTCGAAGTAACACCCATTCAGAACCGCCTGTTCATCCGCTTCCGAACGAATCCATTTCTTCCAGCCCTGACGCTGAGCTTTTCGCAGCAATGCCGGGAGTCGAGCCACCTGCACGGTCACTTCGTTGCTCCCTGTTTCGGTTTCCGGCGGTCACGGAAATCAGCCAGTGCCGACTTCCGCACTTCCGCCAGTTGCAGGTTTAACTGCTCCCGGGCCTTGGGAGTCAATCCCAGATTCTGCATGACGAAATGAATCCGCTTCCGGGCACTGGCGGCGATGTTCAAAGCAGGATGGGAATACGATCCACCCTTTTCTCCACGCAGAATCATCCCCTCTTTCTTGACGAGCCGCAGAGCCTGCTGAAGTTCGCTGTAATCGTTGGCGATCAGTTCCAGAACCAGCCGATCGGCCAGCGTCAGGATTCCCATCGAATCGAGATTCGTGACCAGCCAGTCCCACATCGCCTTGGCATCTTTGTCACGAGACACGACGGTCGGGCAATCGGGACAACCCGCCTTGGCCTGTACGGTCTCCGCGATCTTCCGACGCCCGGGATTTCCCTGAGCAATTTTCACAGCAGCAGATTTTCGCGGCCGTCCTGCCATCTCAGAAATCCCCTGAACACACAGCACCAAGTGAACGGATATACCCCCACCCCACGCATTCTGCGACAAAACCCGGCACCGGGCGGTGTGGTTTCCTTCGATTCGAATCCATTAAATTTTCGCCCCCTATGGCCTGTCAGGTTGGCAGTGGTCGGTCAGCGACCAGTCGGCCTTTTAGCCTCGTCCAAAGCGTCTTCTCTGACGTTTGATGAATTGCGCCAGAGAATTTTCAGAATCATCTAAAGGCTTCAATAAAACATCGTGACCACCGTTCCCGAACATGCCTTTGACCATGATTTGTTCCCGACGGATACAAAACATCAACCGTTCGACCGCATCCCAATCAATGAGTTCGTTCGCCATGATCCAGTCACGAATTTCGTCGCCGGTATTACGTCCATAGGTACGAGCTGTCTCAATGTCTTCAAGAAAATTCAGAAGAGTGGTCACCCCGACTTCGTGGAAGGTCGTTCCGACTAACACGGATGGCTGCGATCCATCAAGAGTTTTCTTAGGGGCGCATTCCGCAACACGAGCGACATCCCCATCTGCGAGAACGATTTGCTCCTGCGCGCCTAAAACAACTCTTTCGGCTTCATCGTAATCCGCTTCCAGTTCTTCAATGAACTGTTCCTTCGTCTGCTGATCCTCCTCGTCAACCCCAACAATTTCCCATGTTGAATGACTGCCGAACCGACACATTGATTCGAGCCAGTCTTCTATTTTTTCAGATGAGGTGATGAACTTTTGAATCTGCTCGTTCGTCATGACGAAGTCTTTCTGGACTGATTTTTAACGTGACCGAAACCGCCATCTTCACGGCAGGTTTTCCGGGAATGATGGCGTGAACAAAGCGTTTGGAGATTGGCCGGATTGCTGAACAATTCCCAATTCCCACGGTGAGGCGTGATGTGATCCACAACATTCCCACCGCACCGAGCCTGCGGCTTCCCTGACGCAAGGCATTCGGTACAGTGAGGATTCTCAGCCAAGTGAGCCCAACGTAACTGCTTCCATGCTGCAGACTGATACCACGACCGCCCCGCCTGCTCCGTCCGGCTGGGATGAACCCGACGGGCACGAGTGACTTTCATTCCTCGTGGTGTGATGACTTTGGCTTTGGTTGGCATCTTTGCTGGCCTATCTGATGAGGATCCGGTGAGTCTTGATCTGATTCTTGGCATCTTTCAAATCTTCAGGAGTTCGTGCGGTCGTAGATCGTTGATGCAGACGCTCAGCAGTCCAGGTGGACCGAATCTCCTCGCATGCCCGAGCAATCTCCTCAGGTGTGGGATCTCCTGGTTGCATGACCCTTGGGGTATCAGATTCCATTTCACCTTGCTCCTCTCATGAAACACGATTGTTCCCATCTTGAGAGGTGCCGCACGGAGTAGGTCAATCGAAATTAGCCTCTTCCGAAAAAAGTTTTTCGACTTGGCTCCGAACGATCTCAGAAACGCTACGACGTTCAAGCACTGACTTCTTGATCAACATTGCAATCTGATCATGAGTGAATCGGATTGGAAACCGTCGCAATGTTGGTGCATCACCTGGTTTGCAAAAACGCCCCAGAGAATTCTGTGGTTGTTGATAGCGCGGATCACGCCACATTTGATCAAACTCCGTTTAGAACACTGACTCTCGGATGGTGGACGCGGTGTGTGCGGTACCAGCGGTATCTGTTCCCTGCTGTTTAATATTTTTATTATTTAGTTTTATTTCTGTGTGATAATTATGTACATGATTGTTTTTATTACTAATTTCTTGAATTTTTGGTGACGGGGAAAAAAAGATACCGCTAGACACCGTACATCCCGCATCGACTTCGACGACTCGCCACCTATTCACCTTGTTTCGCCCATGTGACCGACATTCCAGTCGTTTGCTTCCGATAACTCTGCCCTTGAACCGTCGCAGTTGGTTCCCGATCTTCCGCACCTCTTTTGACGTCAGGTCCGAAACTCCGCAGAGTTCGCAGAGAGCCGTTTTCGCTCCCTCTGTTTCCTGACGCTCTTTCTCAATCAGATTTTCAGCGACGCTGATGGTCATTCCCCCGTCGATGTAATCACGTCGACGTTTATGGAAGTCCAGAAGCTGAACTAGGTCGGCAGAGGACAACCCTTCGCCTTTCGGATCAATGTCTGACCAGCAATCGAACAGCATCCGTAGGGCTCCCGCATCCCGGTCTGATGCTTCGGCCAGTTCTTTTCGGGTTCCGCCCGGATCATCCATTCCGATCCAGACCAAGCAATTCCGAATCAGGTCGCTCCAACCTTCGAACGATCCCCACGGCTTGAGCCCTGCTTCCGGCCGTCCGGCAACGACGAACGCTCGTAATATTGTCAGACCGGCCGCAAGTAGCTGCATTCGATTTTCACGGACATGTGCCAGCAACTTCGGATGTCGGAAGTCTGACCGTTCTTCCGGGTTCTCTTCGAGTGAGTCCAGACGCACGTGACAGACTCGACGGCTCATGTCCCCGGTCAGAACCACGTTGTTGCCAGTCGCAAACCAGACCGCCCGCATTGGCATTTCGACGATTTCGTTTCCACCGAGACGACGGTCCTTCCATGACGTGCTGGTGAGAACGGCGTCCAGGCTGGCAGAACCGAGTGTCCCGCCAATGTTGTCGATCAAAACCAGCGGGTCTCCGGCAATCGCCAGTGATGTGATTCGTTTTCGGGTTTCCTCGTCACTCTCCGGATTACTGAGTCGTGGCATCGGTCGACTGGTTGCGATCAGAGAAATGACGTCGGTCAGCATGCTCTTTCCTGAGCCCCGAATGTTCGCATCCACCAGGAACATTGGAGCCGGTCCGGAGAATGCCCGGCGTGCCAGGATCGTCAGCAATCCCGCCAGCCAGGCCGACTGGTGAGCCGGTGACGCGAATGGGAAATCCGTGACGATGTCCAGCAAAAGTTCCTTTGCGGCGATGGCATCGACCTTAGTGGGCGCGTCGGGGAGTTCCGGCAGATCTCCGTTCGGTGTGAAGAGGAGCCCAGTCGGCTCATCCCAGCCGGGAGTGGTCAGAGTTGTGCCGTCCGGTCGGAGAACAGGAATTTCGGTGACGCCTGACAGATTTCGAATCTGTGGCCAGAAGCCACGCGAATGGACTGCATTGACAACGAAAGCTGGCGGATGGCACTGCTGTTCATCTTCTGAATCAGTTTTGAAAAAATAGCAGCGTTCCGTCATTCGCTCCCGTAAATGCCCAGAGGACACTGGGAGAATTCGGGGGGTGCCTGTAGAACGGGTAATTCCATGGGCATTGGAATTGGACGGCTCCTGAATAACATGAACGAGTTGGCCGCTTCTATGATAGAGATTGGGATCGGATGCAAGAGCCTGTAATGTCTGTTCGATGACGATGTATTCGTCCGGAATAATCTCGACTCGATTCCGGTGATTCGAATCGTCAAGTGGGGCTTCTTCAACATCCGGAGTTGCCGCCTCAATCAGAGCCTCCAGTCGTTCCCATGTCCCTCCCTCTGCAATCCAATCCCGAATATCCTTTCCGTGCTTTTCTGCGATTTCTGCAAAGAGAACCACATTCCTTGCGCTTTTGGCATGAGCCCGCGCAGCATGAATCCACTTGGCTGCTCCAGTCTGTCCTGGCTTGTCTGAATCGCCAATCGCAATGAAATGGACGCCCTTGAAAATATGTCCGACTTCTGAGGGCAGGGTGGTTTCATGAGCACCGCAAGCGTTGGTGATGATCGCGACGGATCCCCGCTTGGATTCAGGACGAATGGCAAGCAATGCCATCAGGTCGCTGAAGCCCTCAACTTTGATGACGACTTTGATTTTTCCGGCTGCGAGAAAATTCAGGTCCTCCCAGTTTGCCAGTCCAGACGGAGTGCCGACAGCCAGGCGTTTCTGTCTCGTGCCATGAGAGTCTTGAAGCTCTCGTCCGTCTACCGCTTGAAGCACCCATCCCCGATTTGGAGAGTTTGTGAGCTTTGGGCCATAGAATGGCCACGCGATGGAATAAAACGGCTCTGGTGATTTTTTGGGGTATCGAACCAACCGGCAACCACACTGGAGCAGGTCATCAAGGCGGACACCCGGATATTTTTTGAGAAAGCCCCGAATCGCCAGAGGATGCAATTTTCCGGCTTCCTCAACCTGTTCTTTGGCGGTTTCATCCGGTCGCTTGGTTAGTTTGGTTCCAGTTTTCTTCGCAAATTCCTGGAGTGCGGAATACCAATCAAGGTGTGGCCCAAATTTGACCTGGGCATCCCAGAAGGAAAGAGTCTGTCCGATGCCGCCGGAATCTTTGTAACAGCCGGTTTCGACATTAATGGCGGCTGATGGATTTTGATCTTGGCGGTCGATGGCGAAAGCGGGAATCCAGCCGGATTCCCTGACAGTCGCATTTTCAGGTATCCTGAGACCGATCGATTTGTATTCGGCGATTACGTCGAGACCAGCAAGAACAGCTTGCTTGGCTTCTTCGATTTTCGTCCGTGAATCGCTGCGCTTGCGGGAGGCCATATTACTGGTCCTCCACCAAACAATGAATCGATGCGATGGAGGTGCACGGTATTATGACCTCAGTACGATAATTACCGTTTTCTGGAGATTTGGGCAGTTTTCCTCGCACCCATCCCGGATTCAGCCCTTCCGAAAAATCGATTTCGGTACAGCGCAACACATCACCATTGGTGAGCTGGATAAGCAAGTATTTCGACCTCTTATTGTTCCAATTGTCCGGTAGCATCATAACTCTCTCCCTTGTTAGACATTAGGAATCAAAGCAATCCGTCAGCGCGAAGAGCGTCATCGTCGACATCTTCCGGCTTATTCTCACGAGCAAACACTGCATCAGTCTGATCCTGAACAAATTGTAAAAATGCCTCCTCGGTTACGAGCCAAATTCCGCCGTGAAATACTGCGTTCAACTTAACGGTACCACCCCGAAGGCCCCGGCGGCACCATCGCCACACGGTCGCGGGTGATGGCCTGTGTCCGCTAAATCGATAAGCAATCGTGGCAACCGGTTCAAATCGTCCTTCAAGAGGTTTGGAAAGGGGAGAACGTGAGGTCTGAGTGTCAATAGTTTTCATTTTCAATCCATATATCTGAGATGTTTAACAAATTGGAGTTCATAGACACGGTGTGTTTATGATTGCAATGCACACAGAAATGACAAGCCTAAGTGCATACACGTATTTGCTTCGAATAAATGCGAAAAACAATGAATTAATACGATGTTAAAAATAGCATTAAAATCAAATCACTATAGCTAATCATAGCTACGCATCGCTGAGCGTGTCTGAGGTATAGCTGTTTATTGCTGAAACGCATGGATCAGAATTTTGAAAGATTTTTGAAATTTTTGGTTGACCGTGTTCCACTTGACGAGGGGGCGTTGAATTGACAAACTGACGCTGTCAAAAGTCCCCTCTGTCAAAGGGGCAGGTTGCGTCAAAACAATGGTTGAAAACGAGAGTCCCGGCAGCGGGACCGATGCGTCTGCATGTACGAAAGTCGTGCGGCGGCGGCTCAACCCCGCCGTGACAACGCTTCCGGTATCGCTGTCGGGACTTCCTTTTGCGCCTGCCGCAATGGAAGCCCGACGCCCGGGACTCATAGCGAACGAAAGGGTTCGCTCATGGAAAAAGCCTTCAATTTTCCTGCTCAGAAATCGCAGAGCGTTCTTGCACCACCAGACGGGATCGATCCTCAGCGCTGGTACGATTCGACTCAGTTCTGCGACCGAATGGACATTGCCAATAAGCGGCGGTATCGGTTGCTTGCGGAACTGCGTCATTGCAAAGAGGCCATTCCCAATGGACACAGCTTCGCAGCTCAAGGGGCGGTGCTGTTAAAGCTCTGGAGATTGGTCGAGAAGGGGGATGCTCTGCCAGCTAACGCCTTTGTGTTGCCGGGAGGTTCCCGTGAATAACGAAAAACACAACAGCCCACCAAATGGGATCAATCCGGCTTGCTGGTATGACACGAACTGTTTTTGTGAGTGCTTGAGGATCGCCCGGGATGTGAGATTCAAACTTCAGAACGAATTACGTCACCATCCAGACGCGATTTTCAATGGGCATAGCTTCATTGCGACGGGTTCACTGATGTTGCAGGTTCTTCAGGCAATCCGCCAGACCAGCGGACACAGGATGAAGCCGAGGAACATTTTGGTGAGGAAGGGAGATCGGAAATGAGCAAGGCTGAAAAATCCGGTTCCGTCATGGACTACACCACCGGCATTGATCCCCATCGGTGGTATGACACCAATGGATTCTGTGAGTGCTTGGGAATTGCCAGACATGCTCGCTTGTCGCTCCAGAATGAGTTGCGACACTACAAGGATGCGATTTCGAACGGTCACAGTTTCATCGCTGAAGGGTCTGTGCTTCTAAGTATTCTCAGGGCTATCCAGCAGAAGGGAGATCGGAAATGAGCCGAATTGAAGTTCCTGAAATCTCAATACCGTTTGAACATCGTTGCTGGCGTAGTTCGATTGAATTGGCTCTCAACTGGAATTGTTCAGAAGCCGAACGCCAGGCGTGGTATCGACTTCTCGATCGACAACTGGAAAAGAGTGAAAACATCCAGTTTGCTCCTGCTGGAAGGCATTGGATCTTTGCTGATGAGTCAGTCGCCATGGAAACCTACATCCAGAGCCAACTTGAGCACAAGAATGCCCGTTCAAGAAAGCACTGAGATGGCAATTCTGAATGTTTTGTGAACAGTCGACACTTTTTAGTTGCCCGGTTTCATATACGCTGAACGAGAAGCAGTAACAGAACCGAAGGCATAGTCTGGAGATGAGAACAGTGCTTAAAATTAACACTAATAATATTGATTGGGAGCTGGTTTACCGTTCGTTGATTGAATCGATTCGGACAAACAGCGGATATGGATTCCACAACGCGAACCAAGGTCATACAGCCTATATTTTAGGGGCTATTGAAGGCGAACCCAGTCATTCGGCTGGTCATGCCGAAATGCCCGAGAAGAACTCCCTTTACCAAACACTCAAAGAGATCTGCGAAAATGGTAATGTGCCGAGAGACTTACCGAGAATCGACAACTGGAAGGCGTTTTGCGAATTGGCGGTAGAGAGTCACCGACGCGCCAATTCGCTTTCCTGATCTCCCCGTAGGATAGCCACGCCTGAGCTTTTCTCATGCTCCGAAAGCAATGCTTCCGGAGTTTTTTTGTTGACTTTAGAGTCTGCCTTTTCCCTCTCCATCCGCCCGTCTTGATTCCGTATACTGACTGAATGTTTGCGGAGAGTTCAAAGAAATTTCTCAGTCACAACGAGAAACCAAAGCGGAAGTGATGGTCGGACAATCTCCATGAGCAAGTCACAGCAGATTCTTGGCCTTATCTTCCTCCTCGCCATCTGTCTGGGAGTCGGAGTGCTCGGAGCCATCGCCACGACACCTGAGATTGATGGCTGGTATCGAACGTTGCAGAAGCCCTCTTGGAATCCGCCGGATTGGATTTTCGGCCCCGTCTGGAGCACCCTCTACGTTCTCATGGCGGTGGCGGCATGGCTTGTCTGGAGGCGCGGCGGCTTCAAAGCGGCGAAACTTCCGTTGGTGCTGTTCGGCCTTCAACTGGTTCTGAATACCGCGTGGTCATGGATCTTTTTTCACTTCCATCAACCGGGCTGGGCTTTTGTAGAGCTGATCGGACTCTGGGTTACGGTTGCTGCCGTGACGGTCGCGTTTTTCCGAGTCAACAAAACCGCTGGCTTTCTCCTGATTCCTTACCTCGCGTGGATCACCTTTGCCGGAGTGTTGAACTTGACCATCTGGCGGATGAATTCCTGAAAACGTGAAGTGAACAGGAAATGCGGCTGTCGCGGCGGTAGAGTCAACCGGCTGTTCCGAGAATTTCGGTTTTGCGGGTGACGGAACTAGACAGAGTGGCGGAGGGGGTAGTGTGCGGCAATATTTGCCGAACAAATTTCCGCTGAGCGCAACCAAGAGCATGGACAATACTGGCATCTCTTTGGTGAGCTTGACCGATACGCCAATGCTCTAATGACAAATTCTGGGGAAATTTCCGAAACCATGTCTTTTCAAGTTGCACAGACATGGTAGTTGTAAAGTGTTGCAACTCTAGGGACTATGGTCGATTGACCTAAGTGGAGTGCGGAATTACAATCCATCTGTCACTAGGTCAACTCAATATTGATTGCTGTAGATCAAGTTTCATTTGGGCGTAAAAACGGGCAACGGCAAAAAATGGCATCAACTCACGAACTCGGATTGGTCGAACAATCAATTGTCAGAACGGATTCTGACGTTGGTCGCCACGGAAGTGCGGATGATGTGAGTGTCATGAAAATCAGTGATGCGAAAGCGATTTTTCGTGATTATCACGCCGACTTTCGACCTGATATCGAATCTCTGGTCCATTTGTTTCGCGCGACGAACGTTAAAGCTGCTCTGGACAACAGCAACTATTTACACGCTCTTAGCCTCACAGAGTTAATGTTTCAGCATACGCAAAAGTCATTCTGCATGCTGACCGGTGCAGCAGCCGATGGTTTTCTTTCTTGCTTGCAAGACGGTTTTGTCGCAATGCTTCGGCGAATCAAAGACGCTGGAGGGAAAGCAAGAATCATCTTAGTTAAAGAGAATGGTGGAACATCAACGATTCTGCAGGATCTCAAAGGCACCTTTCCAGACACCTTGGAAGTCATCACAGTTGTGCCGTCTGAAGGTTTTCGGATGAAGCACTTTATTGTTTGTGATGATGATATGGTGCGAGATGAAGAGCTTCACCCCCCTCTTACGGATGAAGCGAGTGCAAACTTGGTTCAAGCCAAAGTGTTTTTCAAGAACAAGACAATTGCAAAGGCGTTTAATACCAAGTTCAGCACATTCTGGCAGATGATTGTGCAATCTCAAAATGCAGGCCATGCGTGAACAACTTCTTCACAATTATTTCAATTGTGATGGCGGTATCGGGCTCAACTTACACAACGATCATCGCTATTCGCAATTGGCTAGGAGACGGCGTTAAAGATGCGATTGCAAACGCAGCACAATGCCTAGAGGAAGCCGAAAATGCGGATCTAAAGAATGTGACATCTTCATGCAAAGAATGTGAGGGGAAGCTTTCTTGCTGGAAAAACATCTGGAGATGGACTTATGCCGTCCCGATCATCCTATTCGCTCTAACTGCCTATGGGATGGCGATACACGCTTTGATTGAATACTGGGACAATGGAGCTGTCAACGGCAAAGCTTGGGACGTCTACAAATACCTTTTAGTGTTGTTATTGATTGTCGATGGTGTTTGCATTATGGCCACTTTTGTTGCAAGGTGGCGTATATGTGCTGAAGTAATCACAATGCAAAAACATCTCAAGACAGAGAATGAACACCAAGGCAAAAAGCTGCTTCCCACTGGCGGACAATCGAAAATAATTCTGCCACCCGAAAGCTAAGTTACGGCTCCGGGGCCTCTTTGGAACCTTCAGAAGATAGCCCCCGTTGTATTCTGTATTGCTTTCGCCATCCCCCGCATCGTCGTATTCTTGAACCGCACCGCCAAGTGACCGGCGATGTTTGTGATTCGTGTCACAAGCTCCTGCTCTGACAAATCGTCGCGGTCGTGAACTGTCACTTTCAAATAGGGCTCGCTGGGATAGTGCCGGTGGATGCCGTGTTCGGTTTGAATTTCGTAATCGTCTTGGCACCATCCAAGTGTGCACTGATCGCCAGCGGCTTCAATCAGCTTCCGTGTTTTCTGGAGAACGTCCGGCAGGTCGATCTTTCCGACAATTCTCGTGCCGGTCAATCCGTGTTCAATTACTACGGAGAGTGACGTTTCCAGTGGGGGAATGATTTCTGAACCGACGATCGCTTCCGGCATATCGTCAATCCAGATGTTGACGTTCAGCCTGACTTCAGTGATCCCTCTTGTCAAACGACCATTCAGGTTAAGAATAGGAGTTAGTTGAATTGCACGGGACTCTCTCGCGAGTGTTCCAGTGCGAGTGGTGAATCGTGGTCGAATTCGTATCGTGAATGTCAGAAAGGGCAACGGTTCACAGACAAGAGCAACATTTCACAGAGGAATGAACTCATGCCTGCAACTCGAAACGCTAAAACAACTGTGATCAGTTCCATCAGTCCGGCCTTTGTTGAACAGGGCTGGGAAGGCTTGGTGAAAATCCACGGGAACGGTTTTGACAGATACAGCTTTGCAAAATTCAACGATGCGACACCTGAAGTGGTTGATCAAAGCGACTCACTTCTTGTTGTTGAAATCCATCCCGATCTCACGGCGAACCCCGGTCGGATCAGCGTACAGGTTCATACGATAGAATCCGGAACCAGTAATGAAATTCCATTCGTTGTGAAACCGAAGTCACGGTAAATCACGGCCAGAACTTCAGTCTCCGGCGGTGAGTTCCTCGGAAACCAAGGGGTTCGGTGGATGCGATTTGTCGAGTCCGGATTTTTCCCGTGAAACGGGTTGTCAATCACCCAATCTTTGCCGCAACAGCCCGGGCCGCGTCCAGATCCCGTTCGGCGTAAATCTCCGTCGTTACTGCCGATGAGTGGCCCAGCAGGACGCGAGATGCTTCGATTCCGGCTTCTCGGCGGGCCAGTGTGGCGAAGTTGTGCCGAAGTTGGTTCGGGGTCCAGCGGGGAACCGCGGCGGCGTCACAGGCTCGCTTGATGGCACATGAATATCCTTCCAGGGAATAACTGGTCCTCCCATTTCGGACGGATGGTTTCGCTCCGGATCGGTAGTTTCGTTTGGTGAACTCCTGCCGACCCTGCTGGGGATTGAACAAATACGCCTCCAGGTCGGTCGTCAGAAACGGGCGGAGAATTTCCTGAGCCTGCTTGCCCAGCATCACAACCCGTTGTTTTCCATGGTGGCGGGTTTTGTGGTCGGGAACGTGATACTCCCAAATCTCACCGGACATCGTCAGGTCTGCGGTCCGGAGCTTGATGACCTCTCCTGGTCTCATTCCAGAATATCTTTGGAGCTGAATCATCGCCCATACAGGAGCGGTCACATGAGTCTGGATGGCGTCCACGAAAGCGTCGGGGACGGTTCCAACAGGTTCGGCTTCGACGGCTCGGGTGCGGCCTTCCTTCAAGCCTTCGACAGTCGTCAGGTCCAACCAGACGGATTTGTCGACGAGTTTCTGTTTCGCTCCCCACTTGAACATTCCCCGGAGTCGGGAAATGTGCTGGTTGATCGAAGTGCGGACATATCCATCACTGATCAGAACCTCCCGGATGGCGACCAGTTTCAGGGAATCGAACTTTTGAGCGGGTAGGTTTCGGTATTTTCGGTTCAGATGGCGAAGGATAATCCGGATGCAATTGACCTCCCCGGTGACCTTGCCGTTCTTCCGGTAGTAGGTTTTGCAGTGTTCCAGGTAGAGCTTTGTCAGAGACGCGACGGAGACGTTGTAAACCTCCTCGCCGATGGCACGATGCCATTTGGAAATCTCTTCGGCGTAGCGTTCATGGGACTCTTTTGAGCCGAAAACACCGAGGTAGACGTCCTGCCCATTAATGCGGACACGAGCTTGTCCGGTCGCTTTGTGGAGAGAGTATTTAGGAACCGTGCGTCGTGGCAT